GCGAAGAGTCATGGAGTATCGACTACAAGATATTCAAGGGCGACCCGGATATTGAGGAAGGCCAGCCAGGAAATCCATGGGATGCTCTTACGGACTATATCCGCAAAACATGGGCACACCCGATTTATGGAGACATGGCGATTGAATGGGCGTGCCTCGATACTCAGGGCCAAAACACCCAAGCAGCCTACAAGTACGTCAAACGGCACCGCGGCGACCGCATCTACGGAATCAAGGGTAAGGGCGGCGAGGGAATTCCGATTATTGGGCGTGGCAAGAAGAGCGGGACGGGCAAGCGCGGAAAGGTTTCGATTACGCTTTACACCGTTGGAACGGACCAAGCGAAGGCTATTATCTACCGCCGTCTCCGGCTTGAAGATCGCGGCCCCGGATACTGCCATTTCCCGCTTGGCCGCGACCTTACCTATTTCCAGCAGCTTACGGCGGAAAAGGTCAAGACCGCTTATATAAAAGGATTCCCTCACCGGGAGTTTCATTGTCCCAAGGGAACCCGCAACGAGGCGCTTGACGTGCGCGTGTACGCCTTCGCTGCCCTTACTCTCGCCGGCATCCAATGGGATAAACTGGCATTTCGTATGAAGCAACGCGCCAGACCTATGCCAAAACGACCAGCTAAACCAGAGGAGGCCGACACGGAAAACGCGCCAGCCTCTCAACCAGTTGCCGACGAAGCACCGCCAGCGCCGGAAGAACAGCCCGCCGCGCAAGACCCCGATGTCATCGTAATTGATGACGGCGACAATGAGAACCGCACGCTAGAAGATAAGCCGGATAAAAACCAGCATCGTAGGTCAAAGCGCCGTCGCCGTGACGGTCGCTCCTACGTTGCTTCATGGTAGCCAGATACCCTCAAGAGATTGTTTCAGGGGAAACCTTCGCCGTGCGCATCCGAAATTCGGAGTGCGGCGGGTTTGCGTCCGCGAAAATCTACATAGCGGGGCCGAAGGCTGCGAACGCGAACGGCACGCTTAAAAATGGGTCATGGCTGTTTTCGCTGGATTCGTCGGCTTGGACTGCCGGCGATTACCAATTCGAGGTATGGGGGACGGAAGCCGATAACTCAAAGCGAGTTGTTGCGCGGGAGAGATTCACCGTCAACGCCCCGCTGTCAGGGATGGCTGATGGAACGGACGTTCGCAGCCAGGCGCAAAAGAACGTGGATGCACTGGAGGCGTACCTTGCCGGCGTCGGAAATCCCGACACTGACCAGAGCGTCCTCCGATACCGCATCAACAATCGCGAGTTGTTCAACTATCCCATTCCCGAGCTTCTAAACTTGCTTAACTACTGGCGGCGTCGAGTCGCATGGGAGCGGCGAAAGGCCCGCGGCCTTCCAGGAGCAGGCCCCAACATCAACACCTACGTATGAGCAATTTTCAGATACGACCTCGGCAAAGGTGCCTTCCATCCGACAATCCCGACACGAGGATTCAGGGGCAACGCTCTGGCAACATACCTTCGCGTGCGATTAGCCGTCAAATCATCGGCGGCAACATTATCGGCGCGGCGAAGATGACGCGGCTTGAAGCGAGTTGGTCAGCAATACCGCATACCGCGCAGGCGTACATTTACCAGCATTGGCAAACACTTTGCGCCCGGTCGCGAAATGGCTGCGAGGATTTTGACCATCTTCGTAAGTACATTGCGCTAATGCAGAACAACATACCGGGGCCTAATGGCTTCCGTATGCTGTCTGTCCCGGTGGAGGATGACGGCACCGTTGATCGAGCCGCGGCGCGCGCAATCATGGCATCATTCAAGGATTGGTCGGAACGGGATAATTGCGACTTCGAGGGGCTCTTGAGCCGAGCCCTAATGGAGCGAATGGTTGCCGCTGGTTCCTCACGCGAGGGCGAGGCAATCGGGCTGGTTCATACAGGCGACGACGCCGGACCATGGGGGTTCTCAATCGAGTTGATTGACCCCATGCTGCTTAATCCGAGGCAGTTTCAGCCATTGCCAAACGGCAATTATATCCGGCACGGAATCGAGTTTTCAAAGAATGGCGGAAGGCCAATTGCCTACCATTTCATGGAGCAAGATGAGCAACAGATGGGGTACATGATAAACCCCACACAGAACAAGCGGATTGAAGCCGACAAGATAATCCATTTTTTTACACCGGAACTTATCGGACAGAAGCGCGGACTTCCGCAAACCCGCACGGCTCTTTGGCGTCTTCGGATGTTATCAGGCGCGGAAGACGCTGCGTTGACCAACTTCCGCGTTAGCGCGTCGAAGATGGGTTTCTTTCGCGACCAGGGCGAAAACGGCGATGATGTTGAGGACGATGATTTGCCAATGGACGCGGCCCCCGGCGCGTTTGAGAACATTGGAGATCGCGAATTCATCCAGTTCAACCCGCAATTTCCTGATTCTGCCGTTGAGCCTTTCCTTCGCACGATGGGCCGCAGTTCATCGTCTGGTTTGCTGTCCAGCTATCACAGCATAACCGGGGATTTGTCTGGCGTCTCCTTTTCCTCGATTCGCCAGGGCACGCTTGACGAGCGCGACGTGTGGCTTGGCTATCAGGGAGCAATGGAGGATGGATGGTGCATTCCCGTTTTTCGCAAGTGGCTGAAATACGCGCTGCTTGCAGGCAAGATCAAATTGCCAAACGGCAGACCGCTTCCGTTCGAGAAGTACGACAAATTCAAGCACGCCGTATTCGGCGGAAAGCGTTGGCAGTGGATTGACCCGGCTGCGGAAGCGAATGCCTCGCAGATATTGCTTGGACAGAAGCTCAAGAGCCGGTCGGCCATCATTCGCGACATTAGCGACCGCGACCCCGAAGAGGTTTGGGACGAGATAGAGTCTGAGGATAAGTACATGAAGGATCGCAATATTGTCCCTCTTGTACCCCCTGGCGCAACGCCAGTGTTACCGCCAGAGGCCGCAAGTGCATCGGGTGCGACAAGTGAGAATGGCACGCTAGATGACAAGAAGGAAACTAAGTAGATCTCGAAGTTATGCGAAACCTTTTCTTGATCCTTGGCGCAACGCTTCTTGTTGCAAGCTCTATCTGCCGCCTGCTTGCCCAGGCCCCCTATCAACCCGCCGTGCCTGGCGCTGTGACTAACTACGTCAACGGCTACTTCGCTCCGGTTGTCCAGAGCGGCACGTTTGTTCTGACAAGCGGCTCCGCGGTTGTCTCGGCGACCAACATTGCGACCGGCGATGTTATCTCTTACGCGCCAGTTACTACCTCGACCGCGGGCTGTTTTACTGCGGCCATCGTAAGCGGAACCGGCTTCGTGGCCCAAAGCCCGGCGAGTACCGGGACTTTCAGCTACATCGTCTTCCTTCCGTAACTTCCTTTCTTTAAAATCCGTGCTGTTAATAGGTCAACGTTTACGCGAGTCCACCCCCCTAGAGGGGGAGCGGATGCGTGCATTTACTTCCGGCATTCGCAAGCGCGATGATGGCGCGGTCGAAATGTCCTTTTCGTCTGAGGCGGAAATCGAGGTTTACCCTGGCGAATTTGAGGTTTTAAGCCATGCGCCCGGCGCATGTGACCTTTCCCGACTGCAAGCCTCTGGCCTCCTACTCTTCAATCACAACCGGGATTTTCCGCTTGGCCGGCTTGATGGCGTTCGCATCGACACTGACAAGATGGGCCGTTGCGTTGTGCCTTCGGATGCGCGCAGCCAATCCACGCAAGCGCAGGAGATTTGGAAGGACATTGATGCCGGCGTGCTTACCAGCACGTCCGTTTGCTACAAGGTTCAAGCCTACACGCAGGAGAAGCGCGAGGACGGAAGCATACTTTACACGGTTACTAAGTGGCAGCCCTCCGAAGTCACTGTTGCAACCATTCCAGCAGATATTTCAACCGGCGTTAGTCGCGCCGATAACACCGAAAACACAAACATGCCTAATCGCAATCGTTATCAACGCCGGTTCCTCGAACCCGATACCGGACTCAATCCACCCATGCCCGCTGCCGCTCCGGCTCCCGCTACCGCTCCCGGCACTGTCGTAATCGAGCAAGAGCGCAGCGCTGGTGCCACTGGCGAACGCCAGCGCATCATTTCCATTTCGGACGCCTGCCGCACTTACGGCGCGCCCGATGAATTGCGCCAGCGCGCAATCAATGAGGGGATGAGCATGGATCAACTCCGCACGCATCTGTTGGAGCACGTCCGCGCGTCCAATCAGACGCTCGCACAGGCTGGCCGTCCGGTCGGAATGAATCAGAATGAAGTCTCCCGATTCCGGTTCATGAATCTCTTCCGCGCGATGGCAGAGCCCACGAATCCCCGTGCGCAGGAAAACGCACGGCTTGAGATCGAGGCGTGCCGCGCCGCTGCCGATCAGATCACCTATCGCTCCGTAAAGGGCGTGGTAATTCCTTCGGATGTCCTCTTCACGCCGTTCAGCGCAGAAGAGTCCCGGCAAATCGGCCTCGCTGGCCTTCGTCAACGGGACGCCGCAATTTCCGTCCAGGGTGGCGACGGGTACACCGGCACTGGCGCAAACGTCGTTGCTACTACGCTGATGGCATCGGCCTTCATCGAAATCCTTCGGCACAAGTGCATCCTCATGCAGTTGGGCACGCAGCTTGGCGGATTGGTCGGCAACTTCGAAATTCCGAAGATGACCTCCAGCCAGTTCGGCGGCGGATGGGTTGGAGAGGATGCCGTTGCGCCCAATACGCAGGTGGATTTCGCGCAAATCCCGCTGACCGTCAAAACCGTTGCGGCCTATGCGTATATCACCCGTAAGATGCTCACTCAGCCGAGCATTGGCGTTGAGGCCCTTGTTCGTATGGACATCGCCAAGAAACTTGGTCAGAAAATCGACCTCGCCGGCTACTACGGCACCGGGGCCGACGACAAGCAGCCGCTTGGCCTCAAGCTCACGAACGGAATCAACGCCGTTCCGTTTGCCGGCGCAAATCCGACCTATGCGGAGTTGGTCGAAATGGAAACCCGCATCGCATTGGATGACGCGGACGTTGACACGATGGCATACGTTGCCAACGCGCGCTTCCGCGGTTACGCCAAGACGGCGCTGAAATTCCCGAATGCCGTCAATGGCGCAATCCCGCAGGGCGGCACCATTTGGGAGCCGGGTAACAGCGTCAACGGATACTCTGCGAAGATCACGAACCAAGCCGTTACCGGCGACGTGTTCTTTGGTAACTGGTCCGATATGCTTATCGGCCTGTGGGGCGGTCTGGAAATCCTGGCCGATCCGTTCACCAAGAGCACTCAGGGCGGTATCGTGGTAAGCGCCTTCCAAGACGCGGACATTGCCATTCGGAGGGTGCAGTCCTTCTGCTACGGCAGCCAAACCGCAGCCGACAACCAGGCTTAGTTAACAATCGGGGCGCGCGGACAACTTAGACACCGCTCGCCCTTTCAAAATCAAGGCTTATGAAAATCAAAATCACTCAACCCGTCATGCTTGCCGGCAAGATCGTTACTGCCGGAAAGCTCGTTGAAATCAAGGACAGCGTAGCCCGCGAGCTTATCGCGCGTGAAGTTTCCGTTGAGTACACCGAGCCAGTCAAGAAGGACGGTCAAGGAAAGTAACACCCAATGATACCAACCGACTTCCGACCATACTTTGCCGGCCAGCGTGCCGCGGATTCGCCGCTTAAACTCGTTGCAGTCCGCGGCGCGCTGGAGGCCGGATATACGAAACCGGACGGCTTGTACGATAGCGTGCTTTTCGTTATCGACGAAAACGCAGGGACCGTTACTGCGTGGCTTTCCAGCACCGATCCCAGCCTAGCTCTCATTCGGAACCCAATCAACCCAGATGGCGCG